ACCATAATCAATGGCCTTATACTCTGATAAAACGTGAATTAAATGACCCTGGTGTTTATTCTTCAAGAGGTATCCCGGCTTTAGATGAGGATGTTCAGGTAGCTATTTCTACGGCGGTTAATCAGGCTGAAGATTTCGGCACTATTGTAAATACTCCTAAAATAGTAATGAGGCGTAATACTGTTTCAAATTTAAAAAATCAACGATATATCCCCGGTGAGCCAGTAATTACTAATGGGCCCACCACAGATTACGAAATTCGTCAACAGGTTAATTTATCTCAGCCAATATTATTTCAGTTTGCTCAATATATGAAAGGCTGGTCGGATATAAGAATAGGCAATTTAACCACGGGTTTAACCCAAGAGACGAATTTACCCGGCGCTGGTCAGTATGGGCAAAAAACAAAAGCAGAAATAAATTTAATCAGTTATTTGCGCAACGAAATTCAATCTTTAGAATTACAGATATTTCAGCAACAAATGGCCCGGGTTTATCATCAAATAGATAGTTTATATGAACAATTTGGTAGTGATGTCGAGGAAATAGCAATTACGGGCGAACCACCTATAAGAATAACCCGCCGAGAAACACAAGGAAGATTTAATATTACGCCTACGGGTAAATTGGAAAATACTAATCCTCTAATTAGAGCTCAAAAAGTTTTTAACTTAATGAGAATTTTTGCCGGGGACCCAGATATAAGACAATATGAACTTAAGAAGATATTTTTAAATGAGTTCGACCCAAAAATATCTAAGAAAATATTATTAAACGAACAAGAAATTCAACAGCGTAATCAAATGCAACAGAGAGCTCAACAGATGATGAAACAACTTATGGTAAAAGATGCGGTAAGCACAAGAGAAATAGGCGATTTAATGGATTTACGAAAAGAAGCCAGAATGGCTTTAATTCAAGGTAGAAAATACGCCCCAGATTAAAAATGACTATTGAAGAGCGGATGAACCGCAATAATCTTGAAGACCAAATTTATATTGGCGAACTAATTGAAAAGTTTACTTTAGGCGAGATAGGAGCGACGGTGAAATGTATTATTAACGGTATTACGGCTGAAGAACTTTATAATTCTCGCACTACCCAAATTCCCGCAGAGCGAGCGTTAGGAAGAATTGAGTCGCTGCATTTATTCTTAGAACGCTTGGATAACTGCGTTGACATAAAAAATAAGTTGTTAGAGGAGAAACGTGAAGAAAGTAAGGTTTAATTTAAAACATAAAAGCATAGCCCAGACCCCAAAGTCTTTAAACTTGAGCGTCTCTTATGACGTTAAACTATGAATAGCTATGCGGTCTCCCACGACCTTAACTGCGAGAGAGGAGTTTTAAAATGGCGGTAACTGAAAAAACAGTAACGGACGAACAAAAACAAGCTGAACAGGCTCAGGTAGATAAAAAGGTTAATAATTTTTTGGATAATTTGAGCAAAGATTATGACTTATCTACCGAAAATCAGGAAGAAGGAAAAGAAAAAGCTTCTAAAGAAACAGCTAGGAGTGAGGAAAAAGAGGTTTCTGCGGAAGAAGATACAGGCGAAGTTGAAGAAGAAACTTCAGGGGAGGAAATTGCTGAAGAGGAAGAAATTAAGGAAGATGAAGAAGAGGAGGAGGAAAAAAAAGAAGATGAGTTAGTTCCTCGTTCTAAACACGATAAGATTGTAAAAAAACTTCAGGATAGAATTAGCACTCTTACCCGACAGTCCAAAATACAATCTGAGAATAAGATTTCTTCTGATTCTGATATGGATAAACTTCTAAAAATGAACAATGACCAGTTGCGGGCGCTAAAGAAAAATATCAAAGTGGCGATGGTGAAAGAAATAGATGAAGATAAACTTTCTGATTTGGCCGAACTGGAAATAAAGGTAGATGAAGTTATCCAGACTGCTCCTCAAAGATTTCTTCAAACGCAAATAAATGAATATAATGCTAAGGCTGAAGAAATTATGCTTGACCCCGTGTTTGACGGCAAACCAGAAACATCTCAAAAAATTATTCAGATAGCCCAGCGTATTTATGCCAAACAGCCCGCCCTTCAACAATTAAAAGAGGGGCAAGCTATTGCCTTGGAAAGCGCTTGGGAACATTATAAAGAAATCCTGAAATATTCGGTAGGTAAGGAAAAATTTGATGAGTTACAACGAAAAAATATTAACCTTAAACGGAAAACTGCTCTTGATGCCGCGACCTTAAAAAGCAAAGGAACAGAAGCTGATTTGAAAAGACTAAGAGAAAAAGCAAAAACTGGAACGTTGCGTGATAAAGAAGAGTTTTTCCGTAGTGACCCCTTAATCAATATTGATAGTTTAATACCTGAGGAGTTCAAGGAAGGATAAGGATTTAAATGGCTTCAACACAAGTAAACACATATTTTGCCAAAGGTATACGGGAGGGTTTATCGGATATAGTCGCTGACCTTTTCGCTGATGAAGTCCCTTTTTTTGCGATGGCCCCAAAAGTGAAAATAAGAAGCACCCATCCTGAATGGCAAAAACAAAGTTTAGCTTCAGCTTCTACTACTGGTATTGCCGAAGGTGCTTCTATTAGCTATACCCAAAGGGCAACCAGAATCAGAGTAAGTAACTATACCCATATTAGACTGCGTAACTGGGATGTATCATTTACCCAAATGGCGGTAGAAGTGGCTGGTATTAAAGACCAAGTGGCCAGAGAAGTTATGATGACGATGAAAGAACTTTTGACTGACTACGATAAAATCTTTTTAAATACTGGCAATACTGGCGTGGGCACAACATCAACGGCCAGAACAGCCAAAGGTATCCAAAAGGCTATCGTAACCAATACGGCCAAAGGGACAGGAACTGGTTCTTCGGCTTTAATCCAATTGACTGAAGATAACGTTAATTTGCTTCTTCAGAAAGTATGGACCGAAGGCGGCGACCCCAGAGCCTTATTCTGCGGCGGTCATCAGAAGAGGGTAATCTCCAAGAAATTCTCGGCTAAAACTGGTTTTTCCTTTAATATTGAGGCCTCTACTCGTCAAGCTATTGCCAATATAAACAAATATGAAGGTTCTTTTGGAACAATAGATATTATTCCTGATAGGCAACATATGGTCAAAAGAATTACTATTGTTACACCAGATTTACTCAAAATATTTGTTTTAAGAGATATTGAGCAATATAAAGGCGCTCCGACAGCTTCAAGTATTAAAGGTTGGGTGGAAGCAGAAATGTCCTTAGGTTGGGGTAATGAAAGAGGGCACGCTAAACATAGTTACTTAAAGTCTTCAGGCACAATTGCATAGGTTTAGCTCAATCTGGATAGAGGAGGTAGATTATTTATCTCTTCTATCCAGAAAGGAATAATATGGCTACTCTAGGTTTATTAAAATGGCGTAAAAATATGAAGCCTTCCACAACAATATTCTCTCTTTGGCTCATATTTTGCTTCTATTAAACAAATTATTTGTCTTTTCTATCCGAAAAGGAGTAATATGGCTACTCTTAAATTATCAGAAGGTTTATTAAAATGGCGTAAAAAGCAGAAAAAGGGAAGGATTATGAAACCTTCCACTTTTGCTTCTATTAAACAAAAGGCGGCTGCTTCAGGCGCAACTAATCCAGAAAAAGTAGCGGGAAAGGCCTATTGGATAACAGCTAAGGCTAAATTTAAGGAACGATTAAAAGAAAGATTAAGGGGCCGATAATGAAAATAGGACGCTTAAGACTTCGGATGTCGTCAGGGCAAATTAGAAAATTTAAATCACAAGCTGCTCGGGATAAATTTGAAAGAGTAGCTTCTTTTTTTAAAGCACATCCTTTAAAAGCAAAAAGAATATTTGGAAGATGAATACTTTTGATAATAATGTGCTGGTAAGTGAAGCGGTAAATGAAGCAATTAAAGAGAAACCTTCCTGTCGGGAAAACATAGATGATTTAATTGAACAGACTTATTTTAATTTTATAAATAATAAATTAACTACTTTTCCCGCTTTAGCCGCTGAAACCAGACGAGTAAATTTTCTGGTAAAAAAACAATTTGAGGATATGGATAATTCTAAAGGATGGAGTGAAAATAAAACTTTTAAATTTGACTATCAAATACCAAAGGAATTATATCTTTTTATGACCAATTTAGTTTATAGGGATTTTTGGTCGGATAAAAATGAAAAAGTTTGGCGTTCTTTTATGAAGGCGATAATACGAGGGGATGACCCAATGACCCTTTTGGTTAAAGTAAAAATGTATTACGGTTCGTCTAAGGATGTATTTCAAAATGGGAAAGATACTTAAAACTTTAAGTTGGAGTAATTTATCGGCTCAATCAATTTTTCCACAGAGATTTGTTATAGAATTTTGTGAAAAAATACATATTCATTATCGTAATTTGAGATTACTTTTAAGCCTTGATGATTGGCTGGAAATATGCCAAGGATTTATCACTTCTTATGAAAGATGGAAAAAATTGGGTAACCCCATTCCTGATAAAACCAGTCATATTGAACTATGCCGTCGGAAAGTAGGTCAAAATGTTCAAAATGAGGGTATACAAATAAATTTAAACTTAAATTTGTATAATCAAAATAAAGATAAAATTTATGCTGAAGGGGCGAATTTTGAAGCGGAAAAGTATATCCACTTGAAGATTAGAGACATTCGTCTGGAGATGCCCATAAGCGAATTTATGGAGTTAGCTAACAATGTGGCCGAAGCCAAAAGAAGTATTGAAAATAGCCATATTACTGCCAGCGTATAAAAGGCCTGAATATACCTTAAAATGTATAAAAGCGCTGGAGGTTGCTCAGGCCTATCCGTCGGGCGTAGTTTTTTATTTAATAGACGATGGTTCAGAAGATACAACTCAAGATATTTTTAGGCAGGCTAAATTACCTAAAGAGGTTATTATTCATTCGGATAATCGGGGGTTGCGCAGTATTTTAATAGATTTTTTAAATAATAATGCTCCCTTATATGATTTTATCGGAAAAATTGATAATGATTGTGTCGTTCCTAAGAATTGGTTAAATGATATTTTGGAAATATT